CCGCGCCTTTTTGCAATTTGAACAAGCTCTTGATCTGTCTTAAGAATTCCGCCATAGGAGTCATGAGGCTGCTGTATAACAAAGCAATTTGATATTGACTGAATCTGGTTATCATTTCCAATTCCAGCCATCGGGCTTCCCTGCGGGACAACATATTTAAAGTCTTTAAAAAGATTATATATCTCTTTCTCTGACATTGGATTTGAATAGTTGCCTTCTATTCTTGCAAACTCCTTTGAAAGCCTTTTATGCATATCATCAGGGCTAGATTCAATAAACTCACCCTCTCTATCTGTAAGAGCATATTTTGTTGTAAATACATTTGCTGGCAAAGTATCACCGTTAAAATACTCTACACTCTTATTGAAAACTTGATCAAATTTTAATTTCACTTTAAATCCTAGGGTTAATTCTTACAGCAAATATTACTCACCGTTAACCTCTTTCCATTTTTGCTTAAGTAATTTTTTCATAGAGGTTGAGTCAGATTTTACAACTTCGCTTAATGTCATCTCATCTGCATCATTTACGATTTTCAATTTTGACATAGAGCAATCTAGGTGTATAGGAAATAATATTCCATCCCTTCCTGCTCTATTTTTTGCAACAAATAACCTTCCAGATCCAGTGGCTTTCTCAAGAGGTTTTCTAGACATAGAGAGAACTACATCTGCAACCATTGCCTTTCCATATGCCTCTGCCATATTTTCCAATCCAACAACCTCAGCGTTAGATGCCTCCCTATTTGCTTGTGAAGCTGTCCATATAGGGACATTTAAATCCATGGCCATATTCCTTAACTCTTCGTAAATTAGCTTTAACTCATGACGGAGTGAATCAAATCTTCTTGAAGATCTCATAATATCCGCATAATCAATAATTATCAAACTTGGAACGAATGATTTGAGTAAAAGCTTCTCAATATGATTTCTTAATGTGAGAACAGTTGCTGATCCTGTAGGGTATTCTTTGATTATTAGTCTTCCCAGACTCATATTTTTATATTTCTCTATGACTTCTTCCTTGTGATCAATGACATCATTGCTAGGAATGTCGCAAAGATTACTATCATATCTTAGTCCAACTGCATTCTCTGATAGCTCGAAGGTATAATGAACAACATTCTTTCCAACCTTTAGTGCCTCTACCCCGGCGTGAACTAAAAAGTGAGATTTTCCAACACCTGTTGGCGCTGTGATCACGCCTATCTCTCCTCTTCCAAGACCTCCGTTTAAAACGTCTTTTTTATCGAGCTGCTTAAGACCAAGCGGGCATGTAACTCTAGATATTCTTGCAAACCTTGCATCAAAATCTTCAAAGAAGTTATGACCAATTGACGACGGCATTCCCTTTAAGATTGCATTTTTCATAAGATCTACAACTGACTCATATTTATCAGTTGCTATTAGCTCTACTGCACCTTCAAGGGCTTCTTTTAGAGCTTGTTTTTTACAAAATTCAAGAGATCTATCTTTGACAAACCCTAGATCGCCAACATCTGGATTCATTTTAATTCTATGAAGAAACTCTACAATCTGATCTCTTAAAATTATATCATTTCCCTCTCTAAGATCATCTCTTATAATTGTTATTAAGAGAGGAAGAGTTGGAAAAGCCTTATATTTTTGATAATAGCTAAAATATTTTTCAATAAGATATTTTAGATATTTTGATTCAAAATACTCAGGTGTCATTACTTCGATCATCTGTGTTGCCCACTTTTGATCTGTTATAAATCCCTGAAAGATCTTCTCTTGAAATTGCTTTCCGTACTGTCCGAAATGCGCGCTTCTATCGTTCATTTATATTATCCGACGAATTTGAAAGACAGAAACATCCTGTCTACGTTAAACTGCTGAATTCCCTCTCCCAGAAGGATCCGCATAATGTTAATTTTATTTCTATTAGGACTAAAAGTATCAATAATGTTTTCAATTTTTGTTATTTGAGACCCAGCAAGATTTGCAGTGTCTAGATACATTAGCCGCCAGTTTCTTCTTATGAGATCCTCAGAAGAGTGTATGTTCTCAACAATTTTTAATTTTACGCCCTCTCTGATCATCTCGTCACACCGAGTAATGAGATCTGATATGTGAAATGTGTCTTCATGATTAAGTTCAGGAAATCTTTTTGAAAGACTTTTAAATCCGGCACCTTTTACACCCTTGATATTATCAGATGGATCACCGCAAACTGCCTTTGCAAGACAAAAATTCTCAGGAGATATCTTAAATTTCTCATTTACCTCTTTTGAAGTGACAAGCTTTTTCCATGTAGGTGAGTATATAATAGTCTTGCTATCGAGAAGTTGATAAAAATCCTTATCTGATGAGACTATTAGTTTTCTATTATCTTTAAAGGTATATCTTGAAATATATCCTATAACATCATCTGCTTCACACTCTGGAACATATATCTGAATTACTGGCAAGTTTGAAAAAACAGATATCAAAGTCGATATCTGGTGATTTCTATTCTCGACTGTGTCTGGAATGTCTCCCTCGTAGAATCTATTTAGCTTTTCTGGCCGTCTTTTTTGCTTATAGTCTTTATAGATGTCTCTCTTTCTCTTGGATCCGCCGCCTTCCCATACGATAATTACAGACTTTGGCCTATATTGTTCAACAAAATTTGTTACTGCATATAAAAATCCAACAATTCCACCTACATGCTGTCCATTTTCACCAGTTGCAGGATGTGCAATAAAGTGACGTGTAAATAAATTTAAAGCGTCAACTATTAATACAACGTCTTTTTCACTTTCTACCACTAGAGCGCCTCTTCGAGCATATCCTTAACTGCTGAGATCTCTACAAAAGAGTCTGGATCTATATCAGGTTCATCATTTAGATTTTTAATCATTGCACGTTCAAGCAATTGATCTACGTAGTCAGAATAGGCTGGACTTTTTATTATCTTATCAAATTCGTTCTTGTAGAATTTCTTCTCTACTATTACCTCTCCAGTCTTTGTATCAACAACTGTTAAAGATTTCCAGCTTCCAGTTCCGCTAACACAAACCTCATTTCCATCAATTATCTCAGAGCCATGGCGTCGAAGAAGATCAAATACTTGTTCGTGCTCTCGGATTCCTTTTCCAAAGTGAATCTCAAAATTTGCAGTTCTAAAAGGAGGTGACACCTTATTCTTAATTGTCTTTGCTGAGACGTTTATGCCTATTACCTCTTTGTCCTTATTAGTTATTTGTTGGCCAGCTCCCAGCTTAATTCTCACAGACGAGTGAAAAGGAATTGCCTTTCCCCCGGGTGTTGTTGTAGGATCTCCGTACATTACACCAATTTTCATTCTAATCTGATTAAGAATAACAAAGAGTGTATTTGTTTGACCAATAATTCCCGTGATCTTTCTCATTCCTTTTGAAATTGCCCTTGCTTGAAGACCTATTGACTCCTTATCATAATCCCCTAGTAATTCTGCCTTAGGAGATGATGCAGCGACAGAGTCCCATATGATTGTAATAGGAACATCCTTCTCCATCGCACGGGCCTTAAGAATTGTAGACTCAGCAATTGACAGAACTTCTTCTGTGCAATGTGTATCTACATAGACAAACCTCTTTGATATATTAACTCCAAGATGCTTAAGATTTTCAACACTAGTTGCATTTTCAGTATCTATATAGACTACAACACCACCCATGCTTTGTGTAGATCTTGCTATTTGAATTGCTATGTGTGATTTTCCAATCGAAGGTGGGCCAAATATCTCTACAATTCTTCCCTCTGGTAGACCACCTTCTGATCTATTTGAAACAATATAGTCTAATTGTCTAGATCCGGTACTAATCCACCTCTTCACGTGTGTTGGAGACTCATCTTGGCTTAAATTATAAGCTACTCTTGATCCGTGCTCTTTGTTTAGAGCAGATATTAAATCAACAGTAAAGTCTTCAGTAGTTTTCTTATCTTTTTTTGATGCCATTTTATCCTCGTATCATTATTATTTTACACACATGTCTTGAATTGTTCATGAAACTAATACAAATCGGGAGGCGAAATTCGCCTCCCGATAAATCCAAAAGCTCTAGTGTGAGTTTATTCCATTAAGTCAGCAAATGCGTCATCTAGGCTACTATATCCAGAGGAGTTAGAATCAGACTTTTTACTAGTAGTAGTATTTGATTGACCCCGTTGTGTTCCAATAGATTCTGTAGCAGAGTCTTCTCCGTCATTTAGCCAGTCATTAATGATCTTGCTAAGTTCATCGTAAGTCTTGCACTGATAGACATCATCAAGATTTGGAATGTTGCTAAGCCATTCCTTTGCCTGAGTTGCGTCTGAAGACAGAGGTGACTGCTTTCCGCGGGGTCGGACTTCAGTCATCGCCCACTTCTTTCCTGGCTGCTTTGAGCATACAACCTTAACATCTCGGCCATCTTGTGGGTCAGTGATATCACCGTAATCCTCATCAAGCATAAGACCAAGGAGATTCTGATAAACCGTCTTTCCGAATCCCCAGATCTGGACACCCTTATCCTCCTCGCCTCGGACAATAACAGGTGCGTAAGTCCTCATCTTTGGATAAAGCTTCTTGCAAAGCTCGTAAGACTCTTTAGAGCCCTCTTCTCGAAGAGTGTTAATTAGCTCCTGAATAGGATCTGCATCTCCAAACTGATTTGGAGCTAGAAGACCTCGCTCCTTGCCAATGTTATAATAGAACCAAAGTTCACGAAACGGTTGACCGTCATTGTCTTGGAATGAAAGAAGTCGAACAGTATGTTCTTCGCCCTCAGTTGGTTTCCACATACTAGACCTGTTCTTGTTTACACCGTTGAGACGGTCTAGCTTCTTACGAATTGCGTCAAAATCAATTGCCATTGTAACCTCCAATATTTAATGTTCAATGTTTACTGATGTTCTGTGCTAAGCACAATGTAATATTATTAATTTTTAATCTAATGTTCAATTTTTATTTTAATTTAATTTTTCTAACATCTTCTACTTCTCTGACCAGAGAGACGCATCAAGTATAACCAAGTGCTCTCCGCCAAGATTTGATATTCCTACATTTTTCGGAGTGAACTCTCTTGCAGGGATTCCTAGTTCTGCCATTGCCTTGATGATTCCTCTATGATGGGGATTTGAAAGAATTGCTTTAATTCTTCTATTGATCATATCATATCCATATGGTTTTTCATCTGTCTTATCAGAAACTTTAAAAGACGAGCTAGTGTCATCCTGTGAAATCGGTTGCGTATCAGCATCTAAAATACCAGAGCTGCCGTCAATGTCATTTACATACGTTGAATCATCAGCAAAAGTTTCATAAACAGCCTCTTCCAGTACGTACTTGTGAGAATAGTGGCTAGGATCGTTCTCATTTACAATGTGCTCTTTTATTAGCTCAATCATCATTTGCCAGGCATCAGCGTTAATATTTTGAACATCTTGACTACTTAAACCAAGAATCTCAAAAAATCTCGACTTGTCTCCATTGAGCGGTAAAACTCTCTCTGCGAGAATCCAGGATCCATCGGTTGATGCCTCATACGTTCTAGGGAATACATTTGGATACTTTTGTTGCATCTCTAAATCAGATTCCCACAGATTTGAATATTGTTTTTGCAGCTTGGAGAAAGAGTGAATATCCATATCATCTCTGTCAGGATGTGAAGCAACACGAGTATTTACAATTTTTACAACCTGATCGTTATTTCCAGGTATTCCATAGACAACTCTAGTAGATCCCTTTCCTACATATGTTAATATTTCATCAGCGACATCAAGAGGGTCTTCACCATTCTCAATTCTCTGTTTAAATTCAACAAATGGCGCTCCGAAATACTCAGAGTCAGAGTCTTCAAGAATCATTCTCACGTATTCGCGTAAAAGATTCATCTCTTTTTGACCATTCTTTTTTCTATGCGAGATGACTCTGCTGTTCCAAGTGCAAATTTTTTCGCTGCTTTTTTATATCTAGCTGGAGCTTTGGGGTCAACAAGGCTTCCTCCTCCAAAAAATTTAGCGCTAGAAGATGCTAGCTTATCATAGTCAGGACCAGACCCTAGCGGAGTAATATATCCCGCAATTGAAGAAGCTGTTGATGCCTCATTTTCAATATCAGCATCGTCTTCATCATCTTCAAATCCGTCTATCTTTTTTTTTTACTCTCTAGTATGATATTTCTAATGATATTTCTTAGTGCAGATTCTTCAAGATTATCTCTATGCTGGTATGCTATTATGCCACCGTCTGTCTTGTAAGCAACAGCAAGATCATCATAGTCATCGAGAACTTCGAACCCTTTGTCATCATTAACTACAATTGTAGGAACCTCTCTATATTCATATCCTGAGGGTTTTGGACCTCTGTAAAGAGCTATCTCCTCTAGTATAAAGTTTTTTAGTTCTTGAAGCTGAGTATCTTCTCTACCCATATTTAAAATATCTGACATGTCTTCCTCTTGTGTTTGTAATGCTGCTAAAAGCTCCTCTTCCTCTTTAGCTCTCTCAACATAATCTTTGTAATCGTCAATTGTACTTCTTAGCACTCCAAGCATCTCAATTGATCTAATCAGTATTCCTCCAATAAGAGGTCCACCAGTACCCGGATTCCACTCAAATATAAACTTACCAATTTCTGGTAATTTTGAATAGATTGAAGCAAAAAGCTTTGAAGCAGAGAACCCGCCGGCGCCTCCTACAAAAATCATTCCGGCTTTCTCGCCTACAGTTAGAGCTAAGCTTGCCAAGTCATCCCATCCAGGTGATGGTACTAATCTAATTAACGCCTGGAGTATATCAACTAAGTCCCTTCTTAAATCTTTTGATATATCATCTGCTTTTTTTATAAGATCAGGAGTAGGATCTGTTGTTGTATCGTATAGAACTTTTTTTGCCTCTCTAATCGACATCCACAATTGAACTAGATTAGTCCCGAGTGAAGGAATGATAGCAACAAAAGAAAAGGTATCTCCCGACACAGTATCTGATAAATCAAATGTGAGATCTGCTAGGAAATCAAAAGTATCTGTTATAAGCCTTGAGCTTTCAAGATCATCAATGTCTGGAATATCTTCCTCGACTATTGACACCTCATTGAGAAAATCAATAATACTATATATAGTATTATCAACAACGGCATCGTCGCTGAAAATATCAGCCTCTCTTATTCTATGTCTTGCTGTCAACTTAAAACTCCTGGGCAATTTTTTACTAATTACAGGGTCAATATCTTCCCAGGAATAAATATCCTCATCTTCTGATTCTTGCTCAGGAAACATAGGCATAGATTCATATTCATCGTACCCTTTATTAACTCTTGCCATAAAAGATGCAATTCCAGAGTCAGCTGATTGGCTTGGTGATCCTCCGTTATCTTTGCTAAACGGCTTTCTTGGTCGACCTAGATATTTTGATCCATCAGCTGAGCCATCAACGGCTCCTACTGATGGAATTCCAATCCCTCTTCCAGACCACACACCTTGATTTTTTGCATTCTTA